TCTTCGACGATGATGTCGATGTAACGGTCACGGTTGTTCTTGTCTTGTCGGATGAGACGTTCGAAGCGCTGCATCTGAATAGTTTTATAATCTCAGCTTTATATAGATGTCTTCTTTGCCAGTGGTAAACTATGGGAGATTGGAGCGACTTAGGCCTCCAGAAAGCAAAACTTTACCAATGAATTTGAACACCTTTTGTGTGATTTTCATTGTCATATGTATTTTATGTTTATATAAGAGGTCCTCTAATATTAGTCAGAGAAGAAGGAGGTACAAAACATTAGATGGATATTTAGATGATAAAAAGGACTAGTTACTCTACGGCGTCTACAATCTTATACTTCAGACAGTCACTCGGGGAGAGATAGATGTCCTTCCGCATCAACTTTTTAAACTTCCTCTCCGGAATCTTCGTCTTGGACAGATACATCTTCTTCAACATCTTCATAAACTTTGTGCTAGACTTTAGCTCATGCTTCAACTCCTGGAAGTTGCCCCACATTTCAGTGGAAATCTGATGAATGAGGACATAGGCATTCTTACCCATACGCCTCTCATGGCCACCCAGTAGCATGAATGTAGCGGCACTGCAACACGACCCCTGCGCGATCGTGACCACCTTGATGCGAGAGGACTCGATGACATTCATCATGGTCATGCCCGCGAAAATACAACCTCCATCACTCATGATATGAACCCTGATGACCGGTTTGTATCCAACGAGTTCAGCACTTCTTTTAAGAAGTTCAATCTCCAACTTCTTAAACGCCTCAACGAACTCAAGAGCATTTTCACGATCAACATCCGCGTAGAAGAGGATTTCGTTTCCGATGACTTTGACACACTCAGATTCTTCAACTTCTTCTTCCTTCGTAGACATTCTTCAGAGCCTTCTTTACTTTTGTTACGTCCCTAGACTTTAAACTATTTCCCACTGCCAGATGGTTGATGACGTCAAAGTCTTGCGGTGAAATTCCATAGTCAATGAGTTTACTTAGGTCCCCCTTTTCCGCATATTTCTTGAGGAGACACAATTCCTCCACTCCAAGACCCAATCTCGACTTTTTCTTAATCTCCTCAAACTTCTGCTTCCTCATCTTGTAGTTTCCCAACTTTGTCCAACAACTCCCGGGTCGAATCTTTTCCCTATCCAAGGGCTCACCGAGAGAGTGTTTGGGTATTGTCAACGCGTGCAAGACAAAATACGGCATGAGACCCCAAGTTCCGTGTGTGTAGATGTGAGAATCGTAAAAGTCTGCGTCAGAGAAGGATTTGGTAATCCTCTCCACGTCGACACCTTTAGAGTTGACATAGTTTTCCTGAAAAATGTCCCACACGTGACCATGTTCAGATATACTGTCGTGAATTTGAATGGGGTTCGTGTCACACAAAACATCCGCGATGAACTCTTTCGGTGTTTTGAAATCGTCCGTCGCGTCATATCCATCGGAATATGTGAAGAAGGTTCTGATATTCCCGTTACAGCTGGTCGCGGCTGCTTCAATTCGAGGAGTCACTTTGTCCACGAGTGTGAGGAGAGCCTCAGGTTTATGTTTGGGAATGAACACAGTCTCAAAGTTGGGATACATGCACATGTTTGTGGTCGTGATCAATAGGGATCCACGTGAAATCCTGTCACCATCAGAAACCTTTTCCACGATGGGTTTGAATATGGGATCGTAGTCATCGATGTATACGTGTTTAGTGGAAGGTCGTATGAAGGGGAGGAACAGACACTTCGTCTTCATGTGTTCGGGTAAGAGCTCAACAGAGTTGAGACCCTCTAGAACCTCTTTCAGGATGAAGGATTTACCCACCCCGATGGCTCCACAGATGAACACATTCTTCCCTTCCCTAATATATTTACGAATCAGTTCAATCTTCTTCGTGTGAATCGTATAAACTTTTTCCAATTTTTTTTGTGCAACAACTTTAATGAAGGAGTCCATCGATGATCTTACTAATCAAGCCATAGATTTAGTGCTTGAGAATGACGCACTACATAAACGTATCGTAGAACCTTTAAAAAGGAAAATTTTACCATACGTGGCATGCACGGTTGTGACGAATCTTGTCATGTTTATGCTGCTCCTTTACCTTGCTCGACGTCTGACTGTTCTTCAGATTCAGACTTAGAATCTTCAACCTCCATTTCCAACTCTTCCTCCTCCTCATCGTCAGAGGGTGCAATCATTTTACCAAATCTTTCGAAAGGTGTGTTCACAGTGATCGCTCGAATGGGTTCTATCGTCTTGGGAGGCTTCAAGAAAGGAATCGGCCTCACAAAGAGAATTTCGGGTTTTGTAAACTTACCCTCATTGGGATACTCTTTCTCGAACTCAACCAGTATGTGCTTGGGTATCGGAGGGGACTGTTCGAGAAGGCCATCGTAGGTCGCTTTACATTCCTCGACAAACTTTAATCCCTCCTTCTTACGCTCCTCACGTGGCAGTGAGAGCTGTAATCGAATGTTTCTGGACAGGATTCCGTGACCCAACGCCGCAGTTCTGTGTTGCTCTTTTAGTTCGTTGATTTTTAAGAACTGCATAACGGTCGCGATGAGACCGGCAACGAGATTCATACCACCGATGATAGCCGGTGCGGAACCGCGTATCCCTTCTGGTAAAGTGCTTTGAGCAAAGTTAGCGGTGCCAGTGATGGTCGATAACACGATGACGGGGAGGTTAAAGTTCAAACTCATCCTCTTGAACATCAAGAACGCTTTGTGGTGCATATACCGGTAACAAGCCGATTGCTCACCCCACTGACGCAGGATGTTTTCGTGATATTCATTCCACATTTCCTCCATAATAATTTCTGAGCTCATCTTATAATAGATGAATATAATATTCGCGATTCACTTTGTATTTCTCGTCTGGATATTGGTCACTCCTTTCCTCAATGATAGGAGAAACCTAGAGTTTTACTCCATGGTCATTCCCTTCATCTTCTACCACTGGTCTGTGAATGATGACACGTGTGCTCTGACTCAGGCGGAAATGGCCATCACTGGTAAACACAAAGACGAAACCTTCATGGGACGGGTGGTGGGACCCATCTATAAGATGGAGGAGAACGACGTCAATAAGATGACGAAGACTATGTTCTTCGCACTCTGGGCACTCGTCCAGTATAGACTCGGACACTTCAACATGTTTGTTGAGGACCTAAGTAAAATCCTGAAAGGTAAAAAGATCTAAGTCAACATGAACACCAAGATTCAAGCGGAGATTTATAACCTCAATTATAGAAGACATGATCTATATGATTCTTACGTAAAGACCTGTCACGTATATAGAGAAAAGCTTGACTACTTGTCTAAATGTATGGAACGTAATCGTTGTGCATTCAGAGAAGAAGTTTTACTCAGAAGAATATCTTACCTCGAGAGAGACTATGACGCTTTGAGGGAGGAGCACGACGCGAAGATGTGTAGGCTTTCGAAACGGATCAACTCACTTCTTCGAATTCTTGACTAACTCCTGGACACGTAACAGGTTTCTTTTGATGGCTTGAATGTGCTTGTTCACTTTGATGAGATTCATGAGTTGCCTGTTTGGTAACACGGGCTTACTTCGGTTACGAGTCTGAGTTTTCCGCAGTCTATTCCTGGCGTTTCGAATTTGCTGGGACGTTGGCATTGTACTATATACGGTGAAAAAAAGAATGTGAAAATTGTGCCGTTTATCAAACGATGGTGAAAAAAGAATGTGAAAATTGTGCCGTATATCAAACTTCAGGTTTAGGGTAAATCTTTAGGTTTTCGTACTAAACCCTAATCATGCCGTAAATCAAACTAAGCATTTCATTGGTTGATTGATTTCATGAACCAATCAGATAACGTAATTATGGGAGGGGTCTCATGAGAACATATAAATTTCATAACATACGAAATTTCGGATCGTAGTGCCGGATCGTATGGAAAACAAAAAACGCTCATAACTTTTCAGCGCTTCCGAATTTGGAGCAATGGATAGTGGCAATCGACAGAGGGGCTGGAAGGGCCTTGCCCCATGAACGTAGTGACCTAGGGTTCTGAAAATCGTGATGTTAAAGACTCATGGTACCCATTCTAAAGGTACATAAAGCCTGTGAGTGATGAATGGGTAATGATACGAGCGAAGTTTCTAGGACTCGTTACGATATTGGTAAGTTTAGTATGTTCCGAAACGATATACAAACAATATACCAACTATCGTTACAGAATCGTCCTGATCTATTACATGAACAGAGAGAGAATGGCCATACGAATGGCAGAACATGAATTCGTGATGAACGTATTACGAACGAAGTGTGAAGTTCGTGACGCAATCTTAAAATGCATACGAGCACCATTTTCAATTACGGGGGCTATAGGGGGAATAGTTGAAAAAGGCGCTACGACTGTAGAACATGTCTCGGTCGACATGTTCACGATTGTCGAAATTTTGATACGATCACTGAGCATACTTTTACAGACTATAGGACCATACGTCTTGGCAATTATTGTGGTCATTGCCTGTATACGACGAGTTAAATCTTAGGAACGTATTTGAACCTGTCGAAAAAGTGTGTTGTGCACTTGAAGTTGTCGTAAAGAATCATACATAATGCATCGGCAATGTCGTGCTTCCTTTCGTAGGGAATCTCAAAATTTGTATACCTTTCGGCAATCGAAGTTGTTCTCTCTTTTCTCTCTTCATAGTTCAGATGTTTGATACCGAAATGAGTGTGCATGCTAACGGGATGAACGAGTGTAACTTTATCACGAAACATGTAATGTAAAAGTATTTCTATATTCGTGAATCCTCCGGGTGGTTGTCTTTCAATGAGTATTTTCTCAGCTGAATCAAAAATTGCCTGATGATCTTCTACGAATAGAGGAACTAAATCAACCATGTCATTCGACCTCAAGTACTTATAGTCTTCAAGACTAACTTTCTTTATGTACTCAACTTTTATCGACGGACCAGTCAGGGACTCGGCAAGAACAAGACCCATATTATGATATCCAATGTCGATAGCCAACACGAGCATCTTTAATTGAAGCAATCAACCTCTTTAATTTAAATCTCAGTACTTGTATATGAAGAACAAGACAAAGACACAGATCATGTGGATCGTGCTGTTTGCTCTGACGATCCTCGTGGCTTACATGTGGTACAACCCAAGAGTCGTCACCGTAAAGGATTACGTCGAGAGACCCTTACCACTTCCACCTAGACCTCCTGTCATGATGCCGAGAAGGGAACCAGAATTCCGTGGTCCTCCAATCAAGCAATACAAACCTGGATTCATGCAGCAGATGGGGATTTTGACGAACAACGAGGGAGAGACGTTACCCTTGTATGGAAAGGAGGTTAGGGGACGTCGGGACAGGTACCATTACTACACGACGACCGGTGGTGAAAACCTTTATCCCATTCCATTGAGCCACAACTCTAGAGACTGTATGGACGATATTGGATGCCAGGAATTATATGGAAATGAAGCAGTCTCAGTAACAGGTAAGACTGATCCATTCACGGTGAATATGTATAGAACTGATAACTTTTTTTAATCCGAACTAGATGCCGTTCGTCTTTGCACATCTTTAGCTATACGAGAGGTGCTCGAGCTGCATGATGAAAGGAAGCAGCAACACGCGGCCATCATCGGGGGTGTCTTGAACGGCATCTTCAAGATCATATACATACAGATGATGAGGCAAACCACAGTGACAACGTAGCCGGCCAGTTCACCGTCCTGGAGTGGAGCGTCAGAAGTGGGAAGTAGGTGGGACATGGGAAGCATGGCGGAGACACTACCACACATGGTCGTGAGCACCGTCGTCGGTAACGTGAGGACATCCATTATACTTATATATGAGTTTTTATTATGTCATACTCCCTCCCTTGAGATCCTGATATCCTGCTCAATTTTGACTTTCTATTGATCAAGTCAAGAATCGTTTCGTCGTCTAAGTTTCTCATAAACTCGATTTTCGTCTGCATATCATCCAATTGAGTCGTCTCTTTTCTTGCCTGAACATACGGCCATGTATGTTTCCTGAGTGCACTGACCTCACCTTCGAGACTCCTGATTCTCGGAAGTAAGACTCGATGAATCAACATTCTCAACTCGATGATATCGTTCATTTGGTATACACACGTTTTTTATCTTTATACAAGGTAGGATGTCTCTTCCCCAAATTAAGAGGGATTTCATAAAGAAACTCGTCGGTGGCCTTAACAGTGTGATGGAAATAACGCAATTAGCAAACCGTATAGGTATCGCACCCAGAAATGATAATGAAATTTTCATTAAGAAACACTTCCTCATTCAGTCTGATGATGGATCATTCCAGGTGCACAAAGTTAGATTTCGTATGGGTGTGAGTGCACTTGATTTCGATACATTAACTGAAATTTTGATATGCCTCGACAAGAATGATGTGACTTTAAGTAAAGTATACGATGAGTCGACTGTGGATGTACTAAGTTTAAATGGCGAAGAAATGAACTACATACAACTTATCAAATCCGGTGACTTGGTGACTTTCATGGATTTAATTCTGTATTGATAGTATATGCAGTATCGTGATTTAAAAAATAAGGCGAAGAAGTTGGGTCTTCGCGTGACGAAAACCGTCAAGGGTAAACGTGTAAAGCTCTCAGCCAAAGAACTTCGGTCGAAGATTAGCATGAACTTTGAGAACAGTGTCAAGAACGCACAAAGAGTGATCAAAATCTGTAAAACGGTCGTGCTTCCCACCCCGGCTCCACCCCCGGCACCGGTGGTTCGTTCGAGGTGTGGGCCTCCCCCACCACCCCCTCCACCTCCTCCCACGAGACCGGCCATCACTAACGCCAGGGCTAAGTTACTAGCTGAGCTGAAGACGGCGATGGTCAGGAAAGGTTTGAGGAATAAAATCTAAAGTACTATAAATGGCGGCAATTCTTCTACTGTGTTGCTGCTGTATGTCTTCTTCGGCGAGTGGGGCCTTTGCCACTGGGGTCATTCCAGGGACGAGTCCACACCTCGAAAAAGTTATTGACTTGAAAAATGCGAGAAAGTATTTAGACTTGTCAAATGAGATGAGATTACTGGGAATGGAACTTCCAACAGAATCTGAAATTACGAGTGATGACCTTGTCGTGAGAAACAAGATGATTGATATATTTGGGAAGTTACAAGAAAAAGCACCGTCAGTCTGTGCCTTACATACGAAGTTTGCTTCTGAAGAGTACAAAACTTCTGTGAAGGAGAAGTTGAAGTATTACAATAGGGAGGGGAATGAGAGCATCCTAACTTTCAAGGGTATGAAAGATTGGAAAGACTACGTTGAAGAATATCTCGAGCCCACTGATGAGATGAAGGTGTTATACCGGAACATGGACAAAAGTAAGTCGAATTCTTGCTCGATGAGGAGTTTAGACGATGACGGTAAATGTATTCCATTTAGAAGAGTTGAAGTCGCCGTCGAAGAAAACAAAGATCCCTGCACAGACCTCAAAGAAATGTTGGAGCTCGGTCCTACAGAGCTCACCGACCTCATAATGAAGGAGAAGTAAACACTAGACCAAACTTCTTAGACATGAATTTTTCAACTTCTCGGAAAGATGGAAAACTCCAGAGATACCAACGTGACCAAAAACCAGCACTGTTGATACCGCTCATTTTCCAATCTTCTTTGTCACTGAGGGTAACCGCAAGCATTCTGTTTTGAATCTTTTTGGGACTTCTCTCAGCTATCGTGCTTTTAGGAATCTGTCCCCCGTGTCGAAGCACGTAGGAACGCATACGTGAAGGATTCTTGTGTTTGGTGTAGTCGGAATATCCACGTGCACCAAAGTCAACAGTCCTGCCGTCTTCTAACGTGGCCCTAAATTTCTTTTTGGGATTAGGGCTACGAGTAATCTTGACGCGCATACTTATAATACGCTTTTAAAAAAATTTACATCTTGCAGGATTTGCACCCATACTTCTCCTTCTTGGGGAGGAAGAAGAGGTGCTCATCACCACGCTTGACACGGTAGAGGTGATCGTACATGTGGAGGAGGGCGATGGCGATGGCGAGGCTGGAAACCACGACACCGTTCATCTTGCGGGAAGACCACGCGTAGCCGATGATGATGGCAACGAGGACCATCTGAACAACGGTGAGCTTGGGGATGGCGGGAATCGAGAAACGAACGTTGACGTTCTTGACCTCCTCAGTAGGCTCGGGCTCAAGGGGTTCGGTATAACCAGGCATTTTATTATCTACTGAGAAAATAATGTGGAAGACTCTCCTGTTGGTGCCCACCTTGATGGTCGTCTATGACTTTTTCAAACTTCCCATAGACACCCTATACTTTCAAAACCCTATGAGGCCACTATGTGGAATCAAGAACACATTCAGAGACTTGATCCATTTCAACTCGGAGTGTTCCGTCAAGAACTACCCGGGCCTCATGTTGATCAAGTTCCACTTTGACAAAATAAAGAAGGAGTTCGAAACCATCCACCCTTCTCTGAAGAAGACCTACTACCACGATATCAGTCCGTGGTTTGAAAAGAATGACGACTACTACTTTTACAAGATTGATAACTTTCCAATGTTGAACAGTCTTGTGCGGCAGATTCCATGTATAAACACCAAAGTCGCCGCGTTCGCCGTGAGTGAAGGACCCATGAGGTTGTATCCACACCGAGCAGAATCAAATCGTCTCCTGAGATATCACATCACCATACAAACTGGTGGTGAATGCACCCTCTACAC